AAANATAAAACTTCTCCACTTCCACCAACAGTTAAAGTTCCATATTTAGCTCCAGTAGAGATACTAACTTTAGAATTAGTAGTATCAACAATAAAGACATCCCCACCATCGTCATTCTTACGTACTAATAAAGCTTCTGTGTTGGTGACATCAATTACCTGAGTACCTTGAACTATCTCATCAAAAGATAGTGAACCACCTCCATTGACTTGTAGGTCTCCTGTGATTGTAATATCACCATCTATCGTTCCTCCATTACCGAGATCTTCGGGGTTTGATTGCCCCATTGGATTAAACATATCTAGACCTCTACTGTTCTAACTGCGCCAGTAGTTGTACTGGTTGAGTTATAATTGAAGAAAACTGTATTACCTAGCCCACGAGGAACAGTCAAATAAATCATGGTGTTCTTTGGAATGATCATGTCGTTGGATGCATTGACATCGGTAGCGGATGTTGCAAAATTAAATACGATTTCCACTGCGCTGTAAACCCCAAGTGTAGATGTCATGGTTGCTAGAGCTAGGTGCGTTGTATTTGCTACGTCTGCGCTGGATCCAGCAGTACCCGCAGCATTCACATTCCACACACCGCCAACTGTGACGTTGAGTGCTTCTTGTACAGATCGTTTATGTAGATTTGCCATTATGAATTTTTCCTGTAGACTAATGCGAAATCTCCGCTTGCAACTGCTACAGAAGACCATTCTCCGTAAATGGTTTGGCCGGCTAATACCGTAACACTTGTAAGTGTATCCCAAATGTCGGTATCAGATGAAGTTGCGGTAATAACGCAATCGGTTGATAAGGCTTGAACTGCTACGTATACGTGCGAATTAACAGTAGCGTTGGTAACGTAGTCGTATCCACCGCCACCCAGTCTATTCTGAGCTTCTTGTGATGAATATCTGTGTAAATTTGATGTAGCCATTGATTCTCTTCCTCTCTAAGGTTAATGGTAACCGTGAACGAGCCAGTATAAAAAGATTTACTTCTTTTTAAACATCTTCTTCTTCGGTTCTAGTTTCTTTACTTCTTGCTTTACAATCTTAGGTAAACCTAATTTATTTTTAATTACTTCATAGCCATCATTGACAAGCTTCTGCGCTTTTTCACGCGAGTCTACATGGCAGTAATGTGTTTCTTTTTTTAGTATAATCATAAATTTTGTACTCCTTACTAATACTGCGGGCGATGACAAAGCACCGCCCACAGATATGTGACGTTTACGGATTCAAGAACTCAATCCCTTTAACGTGGTTTCCAGTTGTAATAACTGCTCCGTAGATAATGTCGGCAACTCATGTGTTTTGTGAAGCTTTTTATCTTCACTCTTAAACTTTCGTCTAAGTATCGGCATACCTTTTCTACTCATAGAGTAGGCGCGGCCTCGTGGGAGAATTATTTCATCTCCTATGCTCTGCCCCTGACTACACTTTGTGTAGCCTTCGGTTCGGGTTGGCGTGGCTTTCGCTGTAGCTTTCCCGCTTAATTCCGCGCTAATAATTGTCATAATCACTTATGCCAACGGCAATTGACTTACCTTTGTGCCTAAATAGTCTACTGAGTACTCGGACTGCAACCTCGCGGCGTTTTGGACTGCTACAGCTATTGCTGATTTATGCACCAAATAACCCGCATGGACTCCAGTTCCAGTTCCAACACCTATTAATGAACTAGTATAAACTGGCATACCAAATAGCAAGCCAACTTGTCCTGTGTTCATTACAGCGTTATCATTTCCAAAACCAACTCCCACAGCTCCATTATTAGCAATAAATGCTTTGGAGTTTAGAAGATCAGCGTACATTAGTGAATTAACAAAGAATGCACATTCTTCTTGTGGGATATCGTTTGCCATCATCGTACCAAGTGCAGTTTCAATATCAGCATTGCCTAAAGTATTATCGGCTGCTAATGCTTGAGTTGTTCCAATAGTACGAAGAAGTGCTTCGATCTTCGTGTCTACTGCTTTACTTAGTCCGTAAGCCATACTAGAAGCGTACTTAGAAAATAGCTCCTCATTTGCTTGAACCATTGCAATGTCTTCAAATAGCTTTGCAGCGTATTTGTGTTGATCAATTGCAAGGCTGATTTTAGTTTCAGTATTTACAGAGTAAGCTACACCAGTATTCGCTGATTTATCGGATACGGCTACTTCTTGAATCGTAGGTATGTGTAGATTATCTCCTTTCCCTTGGACTAAACTTGAGTAGTCATCAAAGAAAGGTTTAAATACGAGACTCTTGTCGAAATAACGCATAATTGCGTCACTCCAGAGCTCTGGAATCATCACGTCTAATTGTGCGCCAGTTCCTCTAGTTGTGTCTCCTGAAAAGGCTGTATAGGCCATTTAGAAACTCCTTATTTTTTAACGTAACCAGCTACAATCTTACCCCATTGTTTACTGCGATCATTCTGGTTCATATTGAACCAATCCTTCGGGACTTCATTCGCAGCAACCGCTGGGTTGGATGCAACCGGCAGTTTTTGGGTTTTTGTAGTTAGTTTAGCGTGAAGAACTCTTAATTTTGTTAAGGGTAAATCACCAAAGGTTTCACGATCTTCCTCGCTTAGATCTGCAATTAATTGCTCTCTTTGCGAAGCTTCATCAGCTCTAGCTATCTCCACAATCGGTTCCAGCTCTGCAATCTTAGCTGCTCGCTCTTCCGCAAGCTGCTGCCATTGATTTTGCTCTTCCATTTGTTTCTGACGATCGCTTTCCATAGATTTTTGTAGCTTACTTAATTCAGCTTCTACGTTCTGCGCTCTAGATCTGTACTTTCGGCTTTCTGCCACAAGCTTACTAACATCGTGAGCGTTAGCTTGCTCGTCTTGGTTGTTAGGTTCCACCTCTTGCGCTACTGCCTTTTCTACGAGTGGCTCGCCTTGATACTCGGACTCGGACTGAGTCATTGCTGCTTCTTCGGACATACTGTCTCCTTCTGTCATTACATTTGTATTACTGTTGGTCGGTTTGTAAGCTTCTTTAAATTTTTCTCAATATTTGTTGCTATCATGCGCACTATTTCTTTTTCAACATCTGGGCCTACTTTTTGATTTGCTGCAACAATTCGTTTTTTATCGGGTCGAACCGTTACTTTACCACTACCACTTGGCCGGCCAAAACGTCCTTGAGCATGAGCCGTCATTTTTGTTGCTGCACTACCGCTAATAAATATTCCATAATCAATAAATATTTCAGCTCCTAATTGACCGCTATTAACTACGTCAAACGCGTCCCACATAGATCCCGTTAGCGTCAAATCTGGGACTACATTTTTTGTGCTGATTTGATTAGGAGCTGCTCTCCTAGATCCTTTTAGTCGTGCGTATTTAGGCGTGTAACCGGGAAATCGTTTTCCATTCGCATCAATACCACGCTTTGCTTGGCGCACATGAGTGGACTTAATATCTTCAGCATGGCGTTTTATATCCGCGGCGCTGAATTTTATTAATTGATCAATTTTTAGTACGCTCATAATATTGTTGAACTGTTTCTGGTTGTTTGTATGTACCTGACTTTTTACGCACATCTATTTCTTTTTCTGCACGCTTCTGGTCTTTACTATATGAGCTATCCGATGACACAGGAATGATAAGATGTCTACAATTAAATCCTCCTTTATCGTAAAATGCACCGGGAAACGAGCTTTCTAATTGCTCACGGGTAAAAGGTTCTATTGCAATAATTGCGCGGCATAATGGACGTGTTTTTTTATCTAATGGGCCATCATAGTAAAAGAGCTGATCTTCAGATGTATCACTTGTCATTGCATAGATGACTTGCTGTTGATAATTCGTAAGAGATGTTGCAATTACGTTATCAATTCGATCTAGATTAATACTGCGCTCTAATCGATCTTTAATTGTGTTTATAGATAGGCCCAATTGTCTACCTGTAATGATTTCTTGACGGATTAGCTCACCGACGTGACTTGTATATTTTGTTATAGTGGAGCGTTGTACATTCTGTAAAGCCACAAGCTCCGACTCTGTGATAGCCCCAACAAACGGCAGATTATCCAAAAGCTTTTCCGTATAATCCATTTGGGAGTTGATTGCGGCAGCCATACCCAAATCCTCAACAAAATAGGTCGTAATATCAAGCGCAGCGAGTATCGCAAGTATCTCTTGCGTAGATAAACCATCTTCTTCCATTTGNTGTACATCTTGGATAAACTCATCNTCTGCGACTCCTAACGACTTAAGATAATCTGATATTGCGTCATCTATGACGGCCATGATTAACTTTGTAGTCTATTTAATAAACGATTTTGGGGTTGGTCGGATACTTCTTGCTGCTGTTGTTGTCGCTCTTCAAACTCATCTAACGTAGCTTGATCATAATCTGGATTATTATATATAAACCAATCTTTGGGCGTTGCAAGTCCTCGATTAAAACGCCATTCCCATACTGCAATTTCTGATTCTGGGGTTAAGACGGTGTTTGGTTCTAAGAAATCAACGGAATACTCTTCTCCGGGATCTACATTCGCTTCTACTTGCATAATTCTTCGATCTATCTCATAACGGCGATGCTCCCATGGCCTCCATGTATCTTCAGTCTGTGCAGCACGTTCGTCATAATTTTCCATTTCAATGAGCTGTAGACTAGACGCAGATGGTGCATTGCCTGAGTCATTCCGGGCATATTTTGCACGGATATGGTTATTGTTTAAGCATGACTCCACTAAAAATCTTGTCGATTCGATAATGTCTGTGAGCGAACCGCCGGGCGTTTCTATGTTTAGAGCGGAATCCTGTGGGAGGTACAAAATTTTATCTGTGCCTAGTTGTATTCTGGATGCGTCATCCACGTTAGAAACCCACTTAATTCCCAATGCCCCGAAGCGTATTCCAAGACTTAATTCAATTTGTGCCACATTGACCGCTAGATCTACAGAAACAACGTCGGCAGCTCCACTACCCGCCCAGAAATCACGGATAGGTGGGTATCGATGGGCAAAGGTAATCGGGATAATACCGTAGGGATTGCGATCTTCTTCATTCACAGAGATCTTGCGTCCCTGTTCATCTACTAAATAGTGTTTTCCGGGGACTCCGGGACGATCTTCCGTCCAGACTGCATGTACGGGTGCTTCGACTCTAGAATCGCCTTGATATTCTACGGGATAGGTTATACCTACTGGGGTATCTCTATTGTCACCGGCGATAAATAATGGCGTGAAATGGCTTAAGCACTGGTATTTAATTTGACCTACAGATTCGTCCCAATACGAACGAAAGGCCATCGTCCCTAATAAAAAAGTAAGGCGTTCTAATAAACGTCTTTGCGAATGTAAACTAAACTTATCAATGTACTGATCATATACATCACTGCTGCGATGGCGTGGAGATCTCTTATAAGTCATTCCACGTAGAGAGCATACCCGTTTGGTTAGGTTTTGAAATAACATAGGAACCTGACGCAGTGTCTCGCTGCCAAAGTATTCTCCTACGTAATCATCTATATTGATGCCCTCATACCAGTCAAGCATATAGTCACGCTCTTTAGTTCGTGCGTCTTCAATATAGCTTAACTGATCTTTTAACGCTTCTTGTAAAGCGCCTTCTGATAAATCTTCTAATATTACCAATCTATTACACCCGCTGTTCTACTTTGTATAGGAAAAAGATTACAAATGGCAAATCGGAGTGCATCTGCAATGTGATCATTTCGTCCATCTTTTAATGGAACCTCTTTTAAAGTCTGGTCTTCCCGGTGTGCTGGGTAGCGATAATTTTCATACGATTGGATGGATTTCTTGCAGCGCTTTGCTACAAAGAAATGTGGTTCTCCGTTTCCATCCTCAAACCATCTACGAACATGACTTACACTGTTGACTACGTTACGTGTGGTTTTATCTCTTTTGAATCGGACGTGAATGCCGAATTGTTGCTTAAATAACGCAAAATCCGAAATACCCGTATGCAAGTTTGTACCCGCTCCAGCTGGATCTCCGAAATAGGCCGTTACTGGGTACGGCAACTGGTGAATTATCTTAGCTAAGTCTTCGGTTTTTGTGTTCTCTAGGTAGACTTCATCTATTTGGTATATATCTGATAACCCGTCGGGGTAGTTTTTGCATTGGAGTACCACGGCACAACTTGCGCGGAAGCCGAAATCGATGCCGATGTAAGTGGGTAGAGTTGGATCGTACTTAAGGTATTCTTTGACTTGTCGGAAGCGGTCAAATGGGTATACCTTTCCAGCGAAACTTGTAAACTCTGCACCCAATTCTTGTAAGAATGTTTCATGCGTCATTGTCCTCTTTAATTGTTCTACGTCATCTTTAAAAAATGGAGATTCCCAGCTTGGAACTTGCCAACTTTCCCATTCTTCAAACTTTGGGTCTTGTCCGTAGCGGTATAGTTGCTCAAAGTAATTAAATCCTCTGGGAGTGCTGCAAAATAATGCCCAACCGTTTCTATCCGCTAATGTGGGACGTAAAAACATTTCATATGTCTGACGGCTGATTAATGCCATCTCATCTATAACTAAGTAATCGATATTTTATAAGTGACCCAAAGGGTCAAATACCCTCGCCAATCAACGAATCTGGAGAATCAGCAGAGCGAACTGCTAACTCCGATCCAAGACCAGCGAGTCTCATAAAGTATAAATCACCAGAAATCTCTTTCTTACTTTCCAGTGGCAGCCGAAGTTGAGTCACAATAATACGCTTGACCTCTCTGGCTATTTTTTGAGCTAAGTTATAATTAGGTGCGACAATCCAGCCGCGTGTTTTTGGGGTGAGTAGCCATGGGATAATTTCATGTGCAGCCATCCAAGACTTGCCGCTTCTGCGACCCATGTTTAGTACTCTGAATCGTGCTTTGGAGTTATGACACGCCAGCTGTTGTGGAGTCGGCTGATAGCCCAAATGATTCCATAACTTCTGACGATTTATGATCTGCTTGATCAATGGGATTCTCCTCGAAGCCGCATTCTTTTAATACGGTTTCTAAGTTACCAGTTAGGTCGATCGCAGTCTTGTCGCTCATGCCAAGAAAATTCTTAGCTAGAAATATACTAGTTGCTGTGTTTTGGTCTTCTAGGCTCATCTTAATTAAGTTTTTGCGTAGAGAAAGTTTTAAGTCTTCCTGACCACCCTCAAATTCAGCTTTGAAGCGTTTACGTATGACGCTTTCGTTGCATTGGTAGTATTTACCGATGTCCATGTAGGTGCAGCCGAAACTAGCGAGCATGCGAACCTTGTCTGGATCTATGTCTATTTTTTTACCCATCACTATCTACCTCATTAGGTGACATGAATGAAGCGGTGCATTTTGCAAGGCATCTTCTCCAATAGGTTTTAGCGCTAGATACACTTATGCCTAATGCTTCTGCGATAACCGGGAATGTGTGTTGTAGTGTTCTCATTTCAAATACCGATAGTTCTCTCATGCTTAGTTTGTCATAAATCTCATGCGCATTGGTTTGTAACCAGCGTTGATCTGGTGGAATGAGGCCACTTCGGAAGATTGCAAGTTTTTTCATGTACTCTTCGCTTTGGTTGATTGCGTCTTCCAGTAAAGCAGCATCCGCATCGGACAAATTGTGCCATTCTTTACTCATATCAGTCATAAATAATACAACTGTTGTAGTGTTGACAAAAAGGGCTAAAAAAATTCACAGGGACACTACCAAGACATGGATATTCGTCCCTTGTCATGCCCATATTGTTACAGTAACATATTGAGACACGGATAAATTATCCG